CTTGTGATCATGTCAATGGTGAGAATCGAGTTACTCATGATAAATTCCTTTAAAAATCAAAATTAGCGGAGTCGCTGCGCTTCAGCTTTACGAATCTGGCGATTGCGTTCGGCTTCGATCCATTCCGAGGTGCTCATGGTTTTGATTGACCGTGGGTCAGTCGTGTCATGACTCGGGCTTCCCGAAGACCGCGCAGTCACTGGACTGATCGGCGATGGCGCAGAGGTTGTTTTCTTCACCGGAGGATTGTCGGCCAATTTGGCTTCAATTCTTCCGATTTCTCGTGCCTGCATGATAGGCGACAAACGGGCGATGCGATCAGCCTCTTTTGGATTCGTCCCAAGCCAATAGGCGAGGTCGGGTCCAATGTCAGAATGCTGGATTGTCTCGGCCATGACATCGGTGATTCGCAGCTTCGGGTTGTACACAACGTCTTCATAGTCGTCGTACTTGTCCCGTGCTTTCTCCTCACGCTCACCATAGGCTTCAACAATGACAGCTTGCTCTTTTTGGCGATCCCGCTGGGCCAACAATTCTTCGGCTTTTCTGAGTGCCAATGCTTCCGCATAGGCGTCAGGGCTGTCGAAATTGTCGATTGATGGGATTTCCTTGGGAGCAACTGGCGCGGCTTGCTGTGCTTGCCGTGCGGCTTGTTCACGTTCCCACTTGCGCTGTTCTCTTGCGAGGCGCTTGCCGATGGCAGCATCGAGTTCTTCTTGCGTGAATGTTTTTGACGCAGACGAGTCGGGCTGATTCTCAGCTACTTCCGGCGAAGTTGCAGCAGTTTCAGGTGTGGCCGTCACATCCTGCACTGGCGCGGAGTCTACTTCCGCTAGGTTTTGGACTTCTTCAGTCATCAATGAATCCTTGGATTCCCCGGTGAACCTCGCCGGTACGGTGGTTGATTACAGCATTCGAGTGATGACGCGCTGACCGGCTGTGAGGCCGGTAGCAAACGTGATACTTGTCGTGCTGGTTTCAGTATAGTCTACGTTGAACTCCTTGAGAACACCGTCAACAAAAACCATCAGGTAGCCACCAAGGCCATACTCGGCCACGGTGAACACAGTCTGACCTGCTACGGCCACAATCACAGGGTTTTGAACACCCTGCGGAGTATTGACACCAGCAGCCGTCCAGATCAAGTTGTCCAACGAATCTTTGAGCACCAGCGTGTAGCGTGATGGGCCAAACCAGACGTTGGCCTCACCACGCGAATCCAGAATCACCGGATTGGCGTTGGCAAAGTTGCCGGTGCTGTCGGTGTACGTAGCCAAAGGCACGGTTGTGCCGCTGGCGTAGGTGAACAGCTTGCCGCCAACAAGGGGCACCCCAGCCGCAGTAAAAAACTGCATCTTGGGAGATGGGCTAAGTGTGACGTTCATGATGGGATGTCTCCCGGTTGTGCAACCGTTAAATGATTTTTCAAAATATTGATGACACGGGTGTTATCTTCCAGTGCCATCAACTCATGAGGTTCGTTTGCACGAAAGTCTAAAATCTGACCCGCCACGGCTTCTTTTTCCCAATCATGGCTATATGCCTTTACACGACCTCGCGCAACAATTGTGACATGCACCGTTGCCTCATCGTGGTTATGTTTTGGCAGCACATCACCGGACTTCTCAAAATCGTAAATTGCACCCCGAATGTCGCCAAGATTTTCAAGTTGTTTAACCAACAACATCTGGTGCGCTCCCCGGATTTTCAATCCCCAGCGGCGAATTGTCTTTTAACCATAAAAGAAGGGCAGTTTGTTTTTCAGCAAGTTGCTGATCTTTTGCAGCGCGTTCCTCATCGGTCATTGCGCGTACACGATGAACATCCGTGTACCCTAAACCATCTTTTTCGTAGGTTGCACCTTCGTACACTTCATACGTGCCCAGTGCGGGAGGTTCAACACGAGTGAATCGCGCAAATTCGGATGGCAAATTGTCAGTATCAACATCGGGAAATGCTGCACGAAAGTTGTCGCTAAAAATGGGGTGCTCAAACGGTTGCCCGTTTTGAAGTTGAATAAAGAGTTCCATCACACGTCACCTGTGTTTGTTGAAGGAAACTGGCGGGTTGTACCGGGCCAAATAATGCGAACAGCACCCACAGCACCGTTGCCCTGACCAAAACCTGTGTTTCCACCACCACCGCCGCCATATGCGCCGCCATTTCTTGCGCTTCCAGCAGCGCCACCAGAACCACCGTTTCCGGGAGCCACAGAACCACCTGTTGCCGATGCACCTTGACCAAGAATCCCAACGCCGCCGCCGCCATATCCACCCGCACCGTTGCCACCAGCCCCACCAGCAGAACCCCCAGTACCCGCAGTATTAACACCAATAGTTCCAGCGCCGCCCGTACCGGCATATCCACCCGCACCGCCGCCACCAGCACCGTTACTGATCGAAGTGGCACCAGCCCCACCAGTTCCTCCACCAGTTCCCGTAAAGGAGCCACCTGCGCCACCGGAAATAATTGAACCATTTTCACCGCTAGCACCTTTGGCGGTGCTAGTGTTTATGAAATAACTCGACGCACTGGAGCCAGCACCTCCCGCAGCAACAACAACCGTGTAACTTGAGCCGGGTGTAACCGATATATTATTAGTGTACCCAAGACCACCGCCACCGCCACCGCCACCGGGATAACCACAACCGGTTGAACCCCCAGTACCGCCAGAACCCACGGCTACAACAGACACCGAAGTCACACCCGCAGGCGCAACCCAAGAATATGTCCCGGCAGTTGTATATGCTTGCTGACCCCCGGAGGAACCTGCCGCACCCAGCAACGCCATTAATACGCCACTCATGACAAGTTGCCCGAAATCACGCAAACTGTGCCGCTGATAAACAAAATCGTCGCCAGTCCACGAGTTGTCAATGTCACGGTGGCTTGATCTGCGTCAGTGCCTGCTTTGTACGCTGTGGTGATTGTGCAAGTGACGGTAATGCTACCAGTCGTGTTGTTAAACAAGACCAAAGAATCACCAGCCGAGAATGTTGCATCGGGGATCACAATGCTGCCGCTTGCACCGATTTCAATAAATCGGCCCACATCGGTAGTAGCCAATGTGTAGCTGGTCGTTTTAGCCGAGCCCGATTGAGGGATGGCACGAACTTTGCCGTAGGTGTCGGTAAAAGTTGTGCCGCTAACAAAAGTGCCCGTACCTTTAGGTGTGGCCGTCACGCTGATATTGGTGTCAGTGCCGTCAGCAGCCAGTGTTGTACCGGCAAGTGTAACGCCCGCAGCAGCTACGTTGGTGTCAAACGTGGTAGCGTTAACCGTGGTAGCGGTAACAGTTGTGGCCGACACAGACGCTGCTGAAACGGCTTTGCCAGCAGTCAAGTCATTGACAGACACTTGAACGGTCGAGCCGGATTGGACGATTGGCAGAACCTCGGTGCCTGCAAGCGGGGTCGTTGCCGCTGGCAACTGGGAAATTTTTAAGTCAGCCATTTAATCACTCCAAAAGGATGTAGTCGCCGTTCTCTTGAACAAGGTTTGCCCCAGATTCTGTCAGCAGGTTATCTACTGTCAAGCTGGTGTCAATGGTGCCGGAAAAGAGCGTGGCGATGCCGCCCAGCCCAATGGACACAGCATTTCTGAGGGCAACCCCGAAGCTCATCGGATGTTTATGGGTTTGCAGTAAACCGAACCGCCCGTACTCACTTGGATCGCGCTGACGCGCCAAGGAGCACCAGTGCCTTCAGGCACAGTGAACGGAATTGGTGTAAATGCGGGAATTGGGGTGCTTGAAGTGGTGGCGGTGACGCCTTCGCCCACTACAACGTAGCACGGGGTGGTTGCCCAAATGACAACGCCTTGAGGACCAGCGGTCCAAGTGCTGGTCGAACCAGCGGTGCCTGTGTAGGCGACAGTTGCTGCCGGGAATACCCCATCCGCAAGAGGTCTTAAAAGTTCCATGTCGGCTCCTATTTTCATAAATGTACCACTGCCGAGAATTATTGCACAGTGTCTACGCCAAGAATTTCAGCTTGTAGATCGTGCGCAAATAGACTTCAATGATGTTGTCGATCAGTTGCTGCAACGTGCTGTCGTCTTTGCTGCACACCTCATAGCGGGCTTCTTCAACCTGCTTGAGCGAGTCTTGCAAAAATTCCAGCACATTGGTGGTCTTCTTGGCCGATTGTAACGAAATGGGACCAATCAAGCCATGACGGCCTTGGTACGTTTCGGCAAAATCGTCTGCCGCACCCACGATGCGGTCGTAAAAGATGTTGAGCGCCTCGTGTTTTGAGAAGCTGCGGGTGTTGAGATGGACGCTGTGCGCCACATCTCGGGCCAAGAACAGCATCCCCATGAAGTCCGCGCAGGTGCATTTGCTCACAGTGGTGCTCCCATTTCAGGTTGTTGCATCGGCATCTCGGGCATCTGCGGCTTCTGCATCGGTGGCATCTGAGGCATACCGGACACCAGATCGCCAGTGTCCATTGCAGCCGCGATGGTGCCCATCACGATGTCTTGAATCTGTTCTTTGGTCATGCCAGCTTGGACAGCCGAAATGCGCTGTGTCTCAGCGGCATACGCTTTGACCATCGCCTCAAACTCTTTGATTTCGTTGGTGCGGGCAATCTCGGAGTTCTTGACGTTCTCCAGCATCCCGACCATCTGATCCATCTGCTGACCCATCGCCTGAATCTGCTGCTGGGCAGCTTGCAACTCAGGTGACTCTTGGTCATCGCCAATGAGTTTGGGGTCAATAGTCTTGGCAAAGCGTTTTGCCATTTCCTGCGCCCCGGGCCAGTCCATGTTCTTGACAAACAAGTCACCGGCCACGGCCCACAGTTGCGGGTTGCCTTGCAACAGTTGACCCATTGCATCAAGTGCCTCTTGGCGCTTGGTGGCATAGCCCGGACCTGTGGTTGCCACGACATCGTACTTGCCCACACCGGGGTTGTAGATTTTGTCGATGACAATGCCTTCTTGGTCACGCACCTCGCGCACGGGTTCTTCCTGCTCGGGGTTGATCTTTGCCATTTTGGTCACGCCATCTTCGCCAATGATTCGGGCCACGCGCTGCGTGTCGTAAATCTTGGGAATCAGGTCAACCAGTTGGCGGGCAATGTGACGCACACCGCGAGTCAGGTTGTCACCGTAGTGGTACGTGCCGACATCGCCTTCGCGCTGACGCGCCATGATGGCTTTGCCCGAACGCTCGTTGCCGCCTTGGCCCAGCGATGCGTTGTACTGACCTGTGGTGGACTTGATGTCTTCGGATGCGCCTGATTTGGCTTGCAGCAGGCCGCTGGAGGCCATTGGAGGCTGTGCCCGCTGGGGCAGTGGCAGTGCGCTGCCCTGACCGTCTGTAACGTCAGGGTTGACCTCCAAATACGGCCAATTGGTCGTGTTGGCGGTCTTCCACTTCTCCTCGTAGCCTTCAAACTGACCGCCGTAGCCGATAAACGGCGCTTTGGGGGCCAGCGCCAGCATTTCAGCTTCCTGCGACACCCAGTAGTTGTACATGCGCTGGGCATCCTTGGCGTTGCGCACCAAGCCCGACACGTACAAGCGGCCATCGACCTCAAATTCGTTGCCGACAATGCGAATCACGGGAATCCACTTGCCCGCCCACTCGTTTTCTTCAAGGATTTCGTAGCCGTTGATCTTGCAGTAGCGCACACGTGGGCGATCTGCCTCGCGTGAGCGTTTTGGCTTGCCAAACGTCATCCGCAGCATCTTGTCCTCGGGTGTGCCCTCAAATGCCGTGGCATTGCCGGGGTACAAATTGAGGGTTGTGCGGTCGTAGTCGATGTAATAGTAGTCGGCGATGCGAATGGTGTCTTCGTTCAGCCAATTTGAGATGGACTGGTCACCAACGCCCAGCGATTGCAGCGTTGTGATGGGCGCTGCATTGGGGTACATGCGCTCATAGTCGTCCCGGGTGACATCTTCGGTCACAAAGCACCATTTGGCGTCTGCGCCGGTAGGGTCTTGGATCGTTGGGTCCATGTAGACCGAGAAACTGTTGCGAACACGGCCAATTTTGATGTCTTGGTCGAACGTGTTTTCGTCGCAATACTCGGTCAAAAGGCGAATATAGCCCTCGCCATAGGCCACTTGGTTCTCGCAAGCTGTGTCGTAGGCCACGTCAGCATCGGAGATGTACTCGATGTGGCGAATCATGCCGTTGAGCACCTCGGCAACCTGCAAATCGGCCTTGTCGTCCACCGGAATGACCTTGGCACCGGGGCGATTTTGCCGCATGTCGTTGGTCACTTGACGAACGTGCTGCGGCAGCTTGTTGATTGTCAGGCAGGGACGGGCGTTGATGGTCTGACCCTGCACCGCACCACGGGTTGCCAGCACATCGGCGGGCCACTGCCAGTGGTTGTCGGGCGATCCGGCATAAAACCGCAGGTCGTCAATCTCGTCTTCACGCGATTCGGACAGTGCAGACATCGCCAGATCAAGTCGTGATCGGGCGGTTGCCAAAATGCTGGCGTTGCTCTGGTCTTTGGCCGAGCCGCCGACAGCAACTGCTGCTGCGGCTACGATGCCGGTAGGATCAGCCATTCAAGACTCCTAAAACATGGGGTTCGCGGATGACAACGTACTTGGTGCCACCGTGCGCAAATTCTTGCCCTACCCCAAAGTATACGTGATCCCCGGATTTCAGTTCTTTGCAGTCTGGTCCGGCTGATACCACGATGCCTGTCTCCCCGCTCTCGTCGAGTGGGAGCACAAAAAGCGGGTGTTTTTCAACGTCACGCTTGATGATCAAGCAGTTCTGCATTGCACGAAGACTCATTTAACTACCCATCCATGATGTTGTGACGCCTGCGCTGCCGTTGTAGGAACGCTGCACAGTGCGGGAATTGTACTCCCGGTGTGCAACAGGGAAGGCGAAAGTGACGGCAATCGCGTCAGCGGCATCGGGCGATGCAACTCCTCGTGACTTCATCTCTTTCTTGCCTTCCAAAAATATCGTGCCCGCCGAGTTGGGCTTCTTCATGGGGCCGGTCAGGTCGTTCTTGAGCAGCCGGTCCTGCGGCAAGCTGGCGGTTTTCACCCAGTCGCGCATGGCTCCCCAAATCTCAGCCCGCTTGTTACCCCACATGATCGGGTTCTTGGCCTTCCAGCCAAAGTTGACCCCGCGCACTTTGTACTTCTGCTCGGTCAATCTGTCAAGGATGCCGTAGCCCAGCCCACCCTCGTCGATCACCGTGAGTGCTGGCCGGTACTCGTCGATGGCGTCAATGACGTGGCCCACCACGCTCATGGTGTCCTCACCCTTGAACCGCTTGATCGCCACGATGTCCCGCCCTTGGCGCACGGCAATCACGGTGGAGTCCATGCCACCGCGCGCGGGGTCCACGCCGATGATGATGGGTGCGGTCATGTCTTTGTGCAGTGGCCGCTTCATGGCGTCATCGACAAGGTGCGGTGCGATAAACTGGTCTTGACCGCTCTTGGGGAAGTCACCGTAGACCTCGACACGGGCCTCGTCCGAGTCCTCACCGTACTCGTTGATGATCTGCTGGTAGATCGACTTGTCGGTGCCCTCGACTGTGCGGGCGTCGATCTTCTCGCTCTCCCAGAAGTCCCGCTTGCCACCGTCCACGGCCTCGTAGAAGTACCCGGTGTTGCGCCGTCCGTTGCTGAACGCCAGCCAGTACCGGTCCAAGATGTTCTCTGTAAAGAAGCCCGCAGCCACGGACCAGATCGAATCGGGAATACCGCTGGCCTCGTCAAAGATCACCATCATGCCGTCCATGTTGTGAACACCGGCATAGGCGTCTGGGTTCTCCTCGGACCACAGCTTACCCTCGGCTCCCCAGTACCGGGTGCCTTTACGAAGGTCACGCTCAACCAACTCCGTCAACCAGTTGGCCGGGTTCAGGCTCGTAGCCGTGGGTTCCCACCAGTGCGCGTTGATCGCCATCGTGACCCACTTGGTCAACTCACCCCACGTCACTTTACGCAACTGGTTCTCGCTGTTAGCCGACACGATGACAGAACTGCCTATCCGTGTGGTCAGCATCCACAGCACGAGCCAGCTAACCAGTGCAGATTTGCCCACACCCCGTCCAGACGACACCGCTCTCCTGAGTGCTTCGATCAACTCCCCGTTGGTCAGCTTGCCCCGATTCGTGCGAATGAAGTCCGTGATCCTGCGCAGCGCCTTGCGCTGCCACGCCCGGGGTGCTTTGAAATGTTCGAGTGGTGTGTTCTTCTGCCCCCAAGGGAACGCAAACAACACGAACGCCTCGGGGTCGTCCTTGATAGACGGACTCCAAAGCTGACTCATCAGCATCTGTTCTTCTTCTGCCGAGTACCGGGGCTTCTGCATCAGTCATTCTCCAATCGGGGTGTTACATCTGACACGTCCAGAATCTCAGCTTCTATTACCCGTGCCTGCGCCGCAGCGAGTGCTTCGGTGATGGATATGGTCCCGCCGAGTTCCACCTGTTTGACCTCGCCGTACCGCTTCTTGTTGTGCGCCGACATGAGCCACTTGCGCGTATCAATCCGCAACTTGTCCCGGTTCACCGTATCGTTCGATGTGGGGTCCACTGCTTCCACGCCATCGGCAATTTCCAGAATCTCCCCGGCAAGGAACTCGGTGCGCATCTCCTGCGCTTCTTTGAACCGCTCGTGGCGCGTGGGGTCACGCCGTACCCAGCGCAAGAAGTCCTCATACGAGATGAGGCGAAAGTCATCTTGTATCAGTGACTGAAGTGACCGGCCACGGTACACGTCTTCAATGACCCGCTCAAAGATTTGCTCGTACTCGACATGCAGCAAGGCTTTCGCCTCCTTGGACATACGAGGTGGTTTAGGGTCAGGCACGGACAGCCAAGACGGTAACTGCGATTCTCCGGTGACAACCGTGCCTACGGATTGAGATGTTGCTTGTTCCATAGTGTTACGGATGCTATCACGGGTTGTGTGGTGTGTCTATTGAACCCATTGGGTTTTTACTTTTTGAAAAAAATATTATTGGGTTTGTGGTTTTTGAAAAAATTTTCACGGGTTCTGTGATGCCTACGTAGCCGGGGGTCGGACCCTTCGGCCCTCCCCCACCCCCTCCCCGACCCCGATTAATTTTGGCTCCACTGCACCCGGCTACCCGCAGAATTTAAGTTAGTGAGCACTGACTAACTTAATCATGTGAACCCAGTGGGTCAAGGATTCAATGTGACAGGTGAACCTTTCGCGCATATGTGGTAAATGCGAATCATTCTCATTCTGATTCATGCTAAACCCATAGATTTATTGACACACTGAACCCAATGGGTTGAAAACACACTGGTGACAAGAATGACTGTATTGAACCCCTTAAAGGGGTATCTATTAAACTTCTTCTCCTTACGAAAAGAAGATGTATAATATCTCTACCGTCTTACCCCTCTTTGAGGGCTACTTGTCACAGCAAAGGAGTTTACCCAATGGCTTACCCGAAAACTGACGAATTCTTTAATAGGTGCATGGTTGTCTTGACTTACGACAGTGCGCTGGGTGTATTCATGCGCCAGCAAACAAACAAGGATCGAACTGTCTCATGGTTTGAGCCAGCAGGCCGTCGAATGGTCTACGGTGTCCGCATTCGCATTGACGATCACGAGGTCTTCGCTCACCACATTGTCTGGCGCATGGTGCATGGATATTGGGCGGAAAATCACGTCAAACATAAAGATGGCGATGTCGGCAACAATCGAGCGGACAACTTGCACACGCCGGGCAAAGATCGAAAAAAACCCAAGTCTTCCCAGTTGTCCACATTTATGGCGTCATTGGGTATCAGTGATCGCCAGTTAAAGCGCATGGCGATTGATCGAGTGAAAGCAACTCAGGGGGAAGAAGCCGCGATCAATGCCGAATTTACACACGGGTTCATTGATAAAGATGAGCGAGACGAACGATTGACAACGCTTAGGGATAACCCCTAGCAAATAATTTACCCATTGGGTATTGACAAAGCTAACCCAGTGGGTATAATTGATCCCATGGCACAGTCGCCATGTAACCTGTAAGAGTAACCAAATGAACAAGCACCAACTGACATATATCGACTTGTACCCCGCACCCGTTGAGCGTGAACCCTCGCCGCTTGCCGTTTGGGCCGGTGCTGCCTTCGCTTTGCTCACGGTCTACCTGCTGACCGTGTTTCTCTTTTCCCTGTAACCCGTAACCCTGTAAGGACTGAACCATGACCACTAAAACCGAAGACCGCGCAGAAGACCAAGCCGCTGCCCAATATTCCTCAATCGTGCGGATGCTTGCCGCCGTGTCGTGTGACTATGACCGACTGGAAGAACTGCGCGATGAACGCGAAGCACTGGCCGATGAACTGACCGAAGCCGAAAGCGAATACAAGGCAGCGCAAGCCGCGCTTAATGAAGGCGATGGCAGTTTTAGCGCATTGGAAGACGCCCGCGAAGCCTTGACCCAGTGGGAAACCGATAACGCCGAAGAACTGGCCGGACTCGAAGACGCTGCCGGGGAGTGCAGAGACGAAGACGATGCCCGACAAGTCATTCAGGAAGACCCGCTAGAAGTGCAAGTGCGCAGCGACTGGTCAAACCCGGGCGAACCCCTCGAAGCATCCGAATTTATGATTTTGCTCTGCACTGGTGGCCCTGATGTACGCATCGTGGGCGAACTGAACCGGGGCGAACCTTGCCGCGCTTGGCTTGAGTACCAAGACTGGGGTACAGGTTGGACCCAGTGGTTCGGCGCAAGGTCTGAGACTTTGTGTGAATACGCCTCTAACTTCTTCTTTGGAGAATGACAGCATGAACGCCTATATCCACGCCCACGCTACACGCCCGGACGGCACCCGCGATAGTTTCGCCACGATTGCCGTGGACTGCAAAGAGTCGCCGCTATGGTGGCAAGATCGCGGTCTATCGTTTACCGCTACCGGGTACGGCTCCCGCATCCCCACGCGCCACATGGTCAAATTTAATGGTCGGTGGCGGCGCGTGTATTGCCGGGTGTTTTCGAATATCGGCACCCTTTTCATCGGCCACGGTGAAGACCGTTTTACTGTCAGTTTGGAGAATTGAGCCATGAGAAACCCAATTGTCGGAACCGCACATTTTGGCCCCGTGTATGCCCGGAAAATTCACGTTTACTGCAAAGGCGCACCCAAGACAGCGCCGCACTTGTCGCAGTTTTACGCATGGTCAACTAACGCCTATAAAACGTGCCGCGATGCCGTGGCCGCTGCCAAGGCCAAACACCCAGCCCAAGACTTCACCGCCCGCTTTGCAAAGGATTGAACCATGATTGACTTGTCCAAACTCGACCCCTCAGACGCTGAACGCTTGGCCTATATCGAAGGGTTTACAGGTGTTGCCGCACTGTATGCCCGCTTGAGCGATGCTGAGGCGCTGAATGCTGCCCATGAAGACCGAATCGAGAATTTCCCGGAACGCTTACCCGTGCGGTTCTTTATCGTTGACTATGACTTAGAGGAAGGTCCGGATATCGTAGAAGTTGACGAATGGGACTTTTTAAGCGCAGATGGTGCGATCAAGTACGAACGAAACACGATGCGTGAAAACGGGTGCGATCAAATATGCTTGACCAAAGGGTTTGAATGATTACCGCCGTTTTAATCGCCATCGCAGGCGCTGTTGTCATCCCCATGATTGAAAAGATTCTCGACCTGTAACCCCTCAACCCGCAAGCCCCTGAATTAGCGTTCAGGGGCATTTTTTGACCTTCAACCTATGCAACCCCCACCCATGAACCAAACCCCGCTTAATCCATCGAAAACACCCCTCCCCGGTACAGTTGCAGCCCGGGCCAAAGACACCGCCGACAGGCTCAACCTAAGTGAACCCCGGGCAGCGGCTTATTTTGGCGTCCCCGTGTTCACCTATCGCAAGTGGGCCACTGGTGACAGAGAACCCGGCGCAGCCGTGACCCGTCTACTCGATGTCCTCGGCATGGTCGAGGCTATGGCCCCGGAACTTCACGGGGCGTTTTTGCCCCCAGAACTCGGTCATGTCAAAAAATCCCGTTCCAAGGAGTCAACCAAATGAGCAAAGAAGCAATGAAGCTGGCGCTGGAGGCGCTGGCAGCACAACACAATGACCGCACCGCATACACCAGGGCAAAGCGTGCAGCCAATGCCACATGTGGAGAGTTTAAAAACAATCCATTAAGCGAACTCATTGAGTCAGGCTACATGCACGGCATGGGAAAGCAGACTGAATTGGCCATCAACGCCCTGCGAGAAGCACTGGCAGAGCAGCCAGCACAGCAGGAGTGGATTGAAACAGCTTGCGCCTTGATCAAAGCCGCAGACGATGCAGCAGCCGACAGCGATTACATGCTGGACAGCAATGACTGCATCAAAGTGCTGCGCGGTCAGTGGAAGGGGTTCGCTGATGAATGATCAACCAGCCGCCCCGCAGCCAGCACAGCAAACCTGCAACTGCCGTTGGGACGGCGAGGTGCAGGTGCAGCAATGCACACTGCACGCGGCGCATGTTGAAGCCGTCCATGAGTGGGCTGGACGCGCAAAAGCGGCAGAGGCAAAGCTGACAGAGCAGCCAGCACCCGTAGCGAAGCCACATGAGCAGGAGCGCATGGCTTGGGTTTACGACACGGGGAAAGGCTACAAGATTGTTGGCTACAACAGTGCGGCCATTGCACACCTTGATAATGGGACTCTGTTGGTTCCAAACGCCCCGCAGCCAGCACAGCAGGAGCCTTTGGCAACACTTAAAGACGAGGTGATCGGGTGCTTCAATGCGGCCTTTGTCGAAGGTCTGCAAGAGGCTCTGGCCGAAACTCAAGATGAACACCTGAAGGACTTGGTTGAGCGCCGCTTGATGCACGCTCTTTACGCAGCGCAAGAAATTGAAGGCAAAAAATGAATCCTATTGACCACCTCAAATCCGTGCTTTGCGACCCCACTGGAAAGTGCTGCATCCAAGGCTCTGACGAAGACCGTGAAATTGTTGACCGCGCCTTGCAGGCACTGGCAGAGCAGCCAGCACAGCAGCAGGAGCCTGTGGCGTATGCCAAAGACTTGATTGAGGGTTTGTATGAGAACGGCGACCCTGTTTCAGTAGATGCGGCTGAACTGCTTGAGCAACTTACAGCACAGCAGGAGCCAGCACCCGTGCAGGAGCCTGTTGTTCGATGGGACAGCGATGGATGGGGCGACTTGCTTGTGGACAGCTTGCCAGATGGAACACTGCTCTACACATCCCCACCAGCACAGCGCACATGGGTTGGGCTGACGGAGCAAGAGAAGGCGACATTGATTTATGAGTACCGTGATACGCCTGTTGCTTTATGCATTGAGACAGAGCGCAAACTCAAGGAGAAGAACACATGACCGCCATCATCAACTGGCTACGCCGTTGGCTTGGCCCTGTTAAACCAGCAGTCACTGACGAGCATTGCCCTTACTGCCACGGCCTTGGCTATGACAGCAGCGGGTGGACTTGCACTTGTTTGAGGGAGAAGAAATGAACATCGTTGTATATACAAAATCAGGTTGCCCCAACTGCGTCACGGCCAAGCGCCTACTGTCGTTTAAGAAGCTGGAATTCGACGAAGTGGACGTAGAGGCCAAACCCGAAGCCTTGCGGGCACTGATTGAACTGTACCCAAGCGTCAGGCAGATGCCCCAGATACTTATCGACGGGCAGCGGGTGGGCGGGCTGGCCGGGTTGCAGGCAGCACTGCACCAACTAGGTAAATAAAAAAGGGGCCGCTGGCCCCTTTTTCTCATTCGTCCATGTCCGGGGTGTACCCCTTGACCAGTTTGCGCTCGTAGCCCTTCTCGTAGGCGTAGCGGTAGATGTAATCGGCGTGGCGCTGCTTGGCCTTGATCACCTTCTCGCGGTAGGTCTTGAACATCTCGGGCAGTGCTGGGTTGAGTGCCCATGTCACTTTCTTTTTGTGCAACTCGGCCTCAACCTGCACAGCCCACCCGGCTTGCTCAATCACCAGCATGGCGTCCATGACAGCCTGATCTTTTTGCCAGTCGGTCTTACCCTCAAGGGGACGCCGTGCTGACCGCTTCAAGGTGCGCAGGTCCACGGTCTGTGTGTCGCCGCATATCTGGATGATGTAATCAATCATCCACTGGTCGAAATCGTTTGTGATCGCACCACCCACTTCGCCCAAGGCGTAGCGATAGGCCGGGATCACATAGCCCCGCACCAGTGCCGTGACCCTGTGGACAACATCGACGGGCACCACTGGGCTGAACGGTGCTTCGATTAGGTGGAACATGAGAATCAATCGGCCTGCAAGACCTTCCAGCTTGCCGAATGCCGTCATGTACTCAGTCCCCGAGTCCAGCACCCTCTCGTCTTGCTTGGCCTCCTCGTACCACGATTGGAACTCACGAAAGGCTGTGTACGCTTCTGTGGATAACTGGTACGTCTGGGGCTGAAGCGCGTAGGTCAAGCGCAGCGTGTTCTCCCATGCGCCTGCACTGGTCATGTAATCGGGCACGGGCTGGCCCAGCTTGGTCTTGTTCCCGCGCAGAATGGCGGGGATGAACCGCTGGAGCAGGCCGTCAGCAGACAGCGCCGCGAGGTTCTGTTTGAACACCTGCGGCTGTATGTTGCCGTAGATCGACACCGCGAGGTTCTCGCAGTAGATCGACCCAGCGCCCACACGGTCCATCTCATAGTGCTCTGACTCATAACTGACCACCCATGCTGATCGGTCCTCGCCGCTGGCCTTGTCTGTCAGCTTGCGCACCCAGCTATTCATCTCGTCGAGGTGACACAGCAGGCCACGGGGCCGGTCTGCCGCTTGGCGCACCAGCTTCTGACTCGTGATGTCGCTGACTGTGATCTTCAAGGGTACGGGCTGCGCTGGCATTTCGGGCACTACAGGGGCTTGGTCTGCACCCAGCAGGGCATCGGGTGATGCTGACCACTCAAGGAACCCCTTCTTGGCGCTGGCGTATGCCGCCTCTTTGCCCTCCCAGTCGAGGAGGTTCTTGGTGTAGCCCGGACGGTCCTCGGCCTCAATGTTCTTGAGCGGGGACAGCATGGGGCGCGATCCGGGTGACTTCTTATCCGCTGGGTCGCCCAAGGTCATAAGCCACAGCACAGGCGGCACTTTGAAACCGGGCATGAGTTCGAGTCGAATGCGGGCGTCAACCACCCCGCAGACAGCGGCTAACCCAGCGAACAAAGGGACCAAAGGGTCACAGCCCACGCTTTCCGATATTTCCTGTGACCGCTGGCGCAGCACACCGGGCCAGAGCGTCAGGTCCATCTCGGGTGGCTTGGGTCGCAGGCCGTCCAGCACGTCAAGCGGCTCCATGACGGGCACGTCGATCTTGCTGAACAACTCGGCAGCATCGGGCATGGGCCTGTGCCAGCCGTGTTGCTTGGCGATGTGAAACAGTGTGCCCAGCTTGACCGCTGTGGCCTTGTCGGAGCGGAAGCTGACCCACTGCGTCAAAATCTCACGCTCCCCGGGGTACTTGGTCTGCGCCGTGGCGCTCCATTCATTCCACAGGTGCAGGGCTTGGTCAAGCTGATCGGTCTGTGTGCCTGCCCAGTGCAGCGCCATGCCGATGTTGACCCACTCGTCGCGTGTGCATTCAGCAGGCACAACGTCAAGGGCTTGGCGAATCTCCTCCCATGAAGCGTCAACCGTGCCGTCCGTGGCAATCGTGCGCTCCTTATCCTGCGCCAGCATCCCGTTCCACAGGTCCAGCAAGGCTTGGGGGATCATGGGTATGCGGGTCCAGTGGCCGTGGCCTGCCCACTGATAGGGCTGTCGTGTCTCGGGGTGAATGGACGGGGGCAGCACGTCCTGCACCGTGAGGCCGCTGACTGTCGCGCAGCGCAACTCGTAAGCCGTGATGCCGCCGTGCATGATCTTCTTCGATGGCAGCGCAGCGCCGAAGGG